CCCCCTTGGACAGCGTTGTGCGGTGATACCGAGAGGGGAAGAGACACAGCGGGGTTGCTATGGGGGCTAGGTTATTTTATTATGCGGGTTACATCGAGGTGGGGCGGCATGTAGGATACTCATAAAGTGTGATCGTATAGGGGAGAGGTCAGGGTGTGGAGTCTGTTGCGTTGATACACTTTCCGTTGAAAGCTTTAATGAAAACGCAGGAGATGCGTAAACAAATCCTGCGTCATATTAGGAGCATATCTAGTGCCATCTTAAGAGCAGATACACCCCTATATAGCCTTCAACTGATTTTTTGATCAGGACGGTTTGGTGTGACCAAAAATATCTGCTTTAGGCCCTGACGGGCCAGGCGGCCTGCGGCCGGAAAAGATTGCACTGGATAAATAATCGTGTCTTAATAGTAGTAATGGGGGCTGCGAGGATCGAACTCGCCTCGGCGAAATTATGAGTTTCGAGCATTCACCAGATTGCTAAACCCCCCTGCAGATACTATACCAGAGCTACTTCCACATCGGCTCGGGAGACACTAGTCTGTAGTCTGCTTTGCCCGGATACAGCTCTATGGCAGCGGACAATGCCGACTGTTTACCTTTTGCCAAAAGTGTGATATAATCCCCGCCGCATAGGACGGTGAAGAGGCCTGGCACGTCACTGTTGTTGTTGTTCATCTAACCTCTTTAAGACGGAGTACAAGAGTAGTTTAATCTCTTCCAGCTCCTCGTGGATGTCCTGGTGGTGGAATCTTAATGGTCTTTGAATAATCTCTCGAAACTTTTTCTTTTTCATGGGAGTGGGTGATTAACGGACACGAGAGAGATAAAGATTCCTTTCGAACCGCTGAAAGCTAATTAGAAGCATAATTACCATGACCTGTCAGCCTGAGTCACCTCTAAAGCATAAACATCATATCACACCTAGGTACCGGGGTGGGTCTAATGATCCATCCAATCTCGTGAAGGTGTCGGTAGTGCAGCATGCTATGTGGCATTTCTGTAACTGCCAGTTATGGGGGGGGGGAGCCGGAGGATAGGTTGGCGTGGAGAGCTTTAGCCGGTAGTGTCGGTAAGGGGGAAATTATTCTTGAGAAACAAAAGATAGCAGCGTTTAGAGGTGGAGAAAAAACTAAACAAAAATTAAAAGAAGATCCGGGATTTTACGCCACAGTAGTGGAAAGCTCTTGGTTCTAATAATCAATCTGTCAGGAAAGGGAGAAAACCCAGAAACTGGGTTCACCCAGTCCACGGTGAGGTTAGAGATACTCCTGCAAAAGAAATAGTTGAAATGTCCCCAGGAGATGGGTTAAATCTAAACTCTCTTTATAGGGTAGCTAATGGTAAAGCAAAGTTACACAAAGAGTGGAAGTTGATGGAATAAAGTCAAAAAGAGTAAAGCGAGCAGCGGGGTACGATCCCGCGATTGGAACTTGGAAAGATCCCGTGTTACCACTACACTATGCTCGCTGGCTCCCGAGGACGAATTTGAATCGCCGACCGTTTGCTTAGAAGGCAACCGCTCTTTCCGGACTGAGCTACTCGGGAATGTATGAGGCTGGGGAACGAAAAGTTGGGATAGCGGGGATTACGCTTTCACCGTTTCTGTCGTTACCGGGGGTGTTAGAGGACCCCGAACCAGCCACGTAGATACTATACCACCGTCTCGCAGGTGCGCAAGTCCACAATGGTTACGAATCCCTCTCCTCCCTCCGTCTCCCATGTACTGGGATGAGAATCCCGGGCCTGCTTAGCCTCCTCCAAGGTATCCCAGAGGGACACCGGATACGAGCTTACACCGCACTCTATACACCCGACCTGGAACACTAAGTAGTTGGCCATCTTAGTTGATATACACAACAGGGGTACCCTGCCATCTTACCACATGTACGAGGAGAACTGCGAACACCTTGAAGCTATGTGTAAGCAGTACGACCTGGTCGCGGTAAGGAATGACTACAAGGAAGAGTTTGACATAGCCATCTCTATATCGGTCTGGGAGTATATGCGCATAGGCGCATTGACGTATAGAGAGATGGGGCTGGTCCCATGGAGACTCTTAGAGAAGAGGATAGTGGGATGGATACTCAATGCGAGTTTTTAGGTTTACTCAGCCAGTCTGGAATAATCTTGATTTGATTGTCCAGCTTACGGAGTAGATACCGCCCTGTGCGGACGGCTATGGGCTTTACTACCACCTCGGCGAACATTACCCCGATGAAGGAGTATAGCGCAGTGTGGATGTCTGTGGGTGAAATTTCAATCATTTTTCTTAGTCCTAATCAGGTTGATTGGCTCTAAGCACTCTGAGAGCCTGTAGGAGAGCTCGTACCCCGGTTGAAGGTGTTTGTACCTGAGAGGGGGTTTAGGCCCCTTCAAGAGGCTTCTAGCCACCTCTGAGAGCGTTGTATAAACGTGTACCTCTTGTGACTCGTAATCGTAAGAGATCGTGGTCTCGTTGAATTCAAATTCCATGGCCGGGGTTCTGCTCCTCTCCATCTCTCCTTTCACCTCTTCCCCTCTTCTCTCTCTCTATTCCTGTATATATAATACATATATACTATATGGGTATATAGGTATATAAAGAGTATAAGAGTAGAGAGAGAGGAGGAGAGAGGGCCGGAGGAGGGGGCAGGTACGCTATATATAGCGTTTTGGGGAGTAAAAACCCCCTAAATAGCCCCCGAAGACCGGCAATGTGGCTTTTATGTGGGTAATTTCCCAGTCAGGCGATGTGACTTTTATGTAGGTAAATGTGATTTTTATGTATATAATTTTTCTGACCGATGTGACTTTTATGTAGGTAAATGTGACTTTTATGTATATAATTTTTCTGTGACTTTTATGTAGGTAAATGTGACTTTTATGTATATAAAATTTTTGACCGATGTGACTTTTATGTAGGTAAATGTGACTTTTATGTAGGTAAATGTGATTTTTGTGTATATAAAATTTTTGACCGATGTGACTTTTATGTAGGTAAATGTGACTTTTATGTATATAATTTTTTCCCGCCCTCTGGCTACCGATGTGGGTTTTATGTGGTATAGTTGATTATGTCCCGGTAAACACCCCCCCCCGATGTCCAACCCTTTAGACGTCGACAAGATCGTCCTACAGAGCTCCGTCTCCCCCACCTGGCTTCAGACTCTCAATAAGCAGACCCTCATCGATGCGATTGTTGAGATGAAGAGTGGGGGCCTGGAAAAGAAAAGACTGCTAGACCAGAGAATCTTAGAAGCCCGTGCTCAGGGCATGAGGTGGAACAGAGAGGACAAGAAACCCGACCTGACATCTACTGTTCTGAGAAAGCTCAGTGAGTGGGAAGAGGGGTTCAAAGAGGGCATGGAGTCCAGCCCAGAAGACTACGTCAACGTGTTTTACGAGGACGTATTGAAATCTAAAGGCCGAGCATTTATCTCCGGATTGTGTAATAAAATTGAAAAGTCAAAAAATTCCGGCCGGGCGTCCAGCTACTTGCCCATCCGGTTCCGTAGAAATTTAGAAAATATGGGAACAAAAGCAGTGGTAAACACTAGTCCTAGCAAAACACTTACCGCTGAAGATGTAGTTCGGGCCTGGCTGGGCAATTCTCTAGACCCCGACTCCTTTGAAAAGCGGGTCAAGGTGGTCAAGAAGAAGATGGAAGCCGGAGAGGACGGGGTATCAACCCTTATTGCTATTACATCGGCAAAGTACCCCCCTATCGGAATCGAATACGATCGGGATGGCACTAATCCGACTGGAGCTCAGAAGTATCAGTCTATTAAGGTGAAGCGGCTCTACGACGACAAGATAAAGAAGTTCTGGGAAGACCTCATGGCTTAGAGATCTTATCCAAAACCCCGAAGTCCGCCCTGCCAGATACGTCTGGCAGAGGCAGCTTCAGAAGATCGGCATCAGACTCTCTGTAAGTGGTAGATACCTTAAACCTCTTCATGTCCGAATCAAATCCGTTTTGAAACTTTAGACCGATGCTGGGACACGGAGAACAATCGATGTCTGAATACCCGTAGAGTAAACGCTCTCCGCTACGAAATTTACGCTCGTTAATAGAGTTAATTCGATCGACGAGTTTAAATTCCCCGCTATTGGGGTCTTTAGTAACAAACCAGTGGTCTATTACCATTCCGCTGGTCAGGAAAAACTCCAGGACCTTGTCGTCCTTCAGCGCCAACAGCTTGTCGATTATCTTGTTCTTATTAGAAATCCCCCCGCATTCAAACTTCAACGGACACCGATACGGGCCCATTTCCTCTACAAGCCCGACTCTGCTCAGGTCTGTGTAGATGGATTCAAAGTCGAAGTTTCTCACCGCATCTTTATTTCTGGAAATAATCGCGGTCCAGAGCAAGTCGCAGAGGTGACTGCTCCAGTCATCTTCGTTCAAACTACTAGAGTTATAGCTATAACTCATTCTCGAAACTATCCTTCGGTGCCTCCTGAGCCTCACATCGATGTGGAGGGAGTCTTTATACAAGCTGGCATACAAATCTAGCAGCTCATCAGACGATGCGTTGGCATCTTCCCTGACCACCTTGATAAAGTCCCTGACATTACCCGGAGTAGCCGTGTAAATAAACTTCAGCAGGGTCTCGTAGGTCGCAGAACTCTCAGACAAGTTAGTGAAAAACTTACAGTAGGTAGATTTGCCCACCCAGTTGGACGACCTGGCCTCGGGCATTCTCTGATCTAGAGAAGACTCGAAGTCATTGATATCGATCACATCGCACTTCATGAAGAAGATGGCGGTGGGGAGGTTAATAAGTTCTAGGTTGGATTTTACAATCTTTTGTATATTTTCCTTCACAACGGGGTCTTTAAGCTCCCTGGTAAATTCTGTTTGATTGATAAAAGAAATTACCGAGCTCAGGGGCTCGTAGGTCCGGAGATTTGGAGAAACTACGATCGCCCGGGCAATATTCTCCTTCTCACTGGAGTGAAAGATTACATTAGTCCGGGTATATTTGCGGGGATCCATATAGGCCTCATAGATCTCCTTAACGAACTTATCCTCGTTAAACAGATTAATCAACTCTAAGGAGGGGTTATTAATAACCTCTTTGATATACAATCTCGCCGCCATGGCTAAGATTTTTGAGTCGGAGTTAGGATTACTGGCAATAGCCTTCCTAACTCTCGACGACTTAGTCTGACCCCAGGCCCAAGAGAGTTTCTTGGCTCCTGACCCGGGGTCAGTGGCAATAGCGTAAAGCTCTTCGACTTTATTTTCTTTTGCCATGGGAGTTTTTCTTCCTGGTAGAGGTCGTGGCAACTTTTTCACTGATTTCGCACCAGAGCTCGTTGCTGCACTCTATACTACAGCAGAACTCGGCAGAGTACAAGGACTTGTAATGGGTCGGTTTACCGCATACCCCGCAACGGCCCGGCTTATCCATCCGGTTATAGGTGTCATCATGGCAGTGAACGAAGGGTTCGAAGGGGCCGAAGGTAGTTTTTTGCTTCATCGTTGTAGACGTCAACTCTATGAGTATAACACTATTCCTCCAGATCATCAACAAGGCTCTGCAGTTCTCCCTTGGCCATTGTCAGTGCTCGGTCTAAAGCATCGGTTAGAGTCTTGTCTCCCCACGCTTTTTTCCATGCCTCGAGTTTATCGGCCACGTCTCTCCTCACCCTAATGTCCTTCATCCTCGGGCTTTTCCTACCCGTCTCAGCCTCTTCCATCTCCTTTAGCATCTTCTTCAGCTCAGTAACAGGATTCATGGGATATTGTGGTGTATAGTTGATAGCATTGTAGCACTGAGGAGTCATGCAAAGGTTAAAACGATATCCCGAGATTTACGTGGAGGGGCAGTATCTATCCGGTCGTACAGACATCATTAAGGAGGTTGTGCAGGTTGATATGACAACTTTCAAAGTCAGGATAGAACACCCCGTATTCGGTGATACGGTAGAGATTATGGAACTAGACCCGGAAGACGGCACCCTCTGCCTAAGGAGTATCTTCCCCTCAGAGATGCAAAGCGAGGAGGAGATGGATATAGTAAAAGACTATTATAACAACTTCATACTCAATGGTCAAGAAACCTATATCGAGTATTTTAACAAGGATATAGGGTATTTCTTATTATCCCGAAATATCGGTGTTTATCCTGTAGGAAATGAATAACAGCGTATCGATTACCGACGAGTTGATAGGAGACTTCTTATCCTACTCTACGGCGATTTATAACCGGGCCCTACCAGACATCGTAGACGGGCTCAAAGTCGCTCAGAGACGGGTTCTTATGGGGATGAGTGATCTGAATCTCAAGAGCTCATCGGCATATTGTAAAGTTACAAAGCTGGAGGGAAATGTTCTAGGTAGGTATCACCCCCAAGGTAACTGTTCATCGACTATTATTAACATGGGGCAGCAATGCACCATGAGATACGTGCTTACAGATATTCACGGCAATGCGGGAGGATCGATACAGACCGGTGAGTATGCTGGCCAGATGGTGTCAGAAGACCCACCTGCTGCGCCCCGGTATCTGGAAGTGCGGGCCACAGAGGTGGCAGAGAAATTGTACATGGACGAAGTCGCCAGGGGGTTGGGAGATTGGAGGCCGAACTATGACGGTACCAGCAGCGAGCTGGTCAGATATGTCCCTAAGCTACCCGCTCTGCTGTTAACGGGTGCACAAGGGATCGCCTCTGGATATGCATGCCACTACGTGCCCTATAACCTCAGCGATGTGATAGCCGCTACGGGGGGGTGGATAAAGAACAAGGATATTAGCGATAAGTCTCTTCTCGCTAAGTTTTCCCACCCACCAGAACTCCCGCAGGGGGGGAGAGTCGTAAGAGATGATGGCCTTGCCAATGCGCTTGGGGAGGGTAGGGGATCAATCACTGTCCTTGGAGAGTGGGAGACTCAGGACGACATGAAGTGGGGTAAAAGATCGACCAGGCCAGCCCTGGTGATCACCCGCCTCGCTAATGGTTCTTCCGAGAAGTTTCTAGAGAAGGTACGGGCTCTTGCCGAGGAAGATAAGCTGCCCGGTTTACTCGACGCTGCCGATCATTCTAGCCGCGAGGGGGTTAGAATCGTACTCGTAACGAAAACGAAAGAGCAGAGAAATGAATTAATAACAACTTTGGTGCACGGAAATACGGGACTTAAATATACTCACAATGTTAATTGTGTCGCTGTGGGGTTAGATAATAGGCCGCGCACCGTGGGGGTCAAAGAGGCTATTAGTACGTGGTATCGGGAGAGGGAAAAGTACCTTATTAGTAAATATAGCGCGGAGGTTGACAAACTCTCAGAAAGACTTGAGCGTCTACTTTCTATTATAAAGGTTCTTGATGATATTGACAAGTTTATTGATATACTCAGGAGATCGAAGGATAAAGGGACTGCTATTGGGAGGGTGGCGAAGACTTGGAAGATGAGTGAGGATATGGCTCAGTATGTGATTAGCGTGCCCGTGTCGACGCTGATACGGACGGAGAAGGAGTCGGTAGAGAAGGAATGTGCCGATGTAAAAAACGATATAGACGGACTTAAACCGCTATGCCACACCGGCCGAGAACTTGATGATACCATCTGTGCTCAGATTGCTTCTCTAAGGCCCCTAGGAGGCCCTACAAGGGCCCTCTGGATGACCGAGAGTATTCCAGAAACCCCCTCTCGGCAGAGGGGCCTTACCGGGGAGGAAAAAATGGTCGAACAGGGCAAGGAGATAGGACTTAGTAGCAGATATGTAAGGAAATGGTTAAAGGAGAATATGGGACAACAAAAAATCGAAGAAAAATGGGCTGTGCATATGCACGAGGTAAGGATTAGGAGTAGGGAAGGAAGAAGAGAGTACAAGCAGCAACTTGATCTGATACGGGCTGAAGCTGAGCAGGGGGGCTTACCTAAGCGGGGTAAGAATGCCTGGAACGCATTTATATCGGAGAACAGGGACTTGCCAATCCCAGCGATAAGTGCTACACTTTCCGAGTGGTTACAAAAAATCAATGCCAACACCGGTAAGGGTACATCTATCTCCAGAACTCCTAAAACTAGCTCAGGAAGAAGCCCGGAGGCGCCAAAGCGTAAACGAAGCAAGAAGGTACAGGGGCAGGAATAGAGCTCCTGCGTATGGCGAAAAAGCCTTAAAGATGCATGAGCTTGGAACTATGGGAGAAGTGGCAGTAGCATCGTTTATGGGTTATAAAGATCAGTTGTTTAAGGACAAAACCCCTAAGCGAGGGAGCTGCGATTTGCCTGGGAATGTCGAGGTAAAGACCAGGAGCAAGCATAAGTACGATCTAATTATTCAAAAAGACGAGGATCCTAGAAAAAATCTCGTCCTCGTTACCATAGAGCAGGGAAAAGTATTTATTCACGGCTGGTGTGTAGCGGGTGACATGATGAAACAGGAATTTTGGGCCGACCCGGCGGGAGGAAGACCTGCGTATTTTGTCCCAAAACATCAGTTAAGAGACATACAAGAACTGCTGTTGAAAGCAGAGTAGATGTTTTATCCCGCCATGGACTACCTTTACCTGCTTCCACTACTCATACTCCTTTACATGGTATCTGTAGACCCCAATGTTTCTGAGTATTTATACCTAAAACTGGTAAAAAGTCCGTGGATTTTTGTTCAAATGTTCCTGATGAAGCAGCGATTGCTTATTAGACTGCGTTACGACACCTTTATGATGAAAAGAGGCCATGTTCCAGGTAAATTCTACAAAATGTCTAAGTCAATCAGAGATGGAATCGACCCCATGGTATGAATTCCACAGCTATCTTGAGGTCTGCAAGAGCCTGGGAATAACACCTAGTATAACTCGTTGGTCCAGATTTCGCAGATTGTATGGTAAGATTTAAAGATTATGGCCTTTAAGAGAGAAAACTGGCTAGAAAACACCACGGGGTTTAGCTGGTCAAGCAAACTTCGCTATAAAGAACCTGCTCTTCTTCGGTCAATGTGGTCTGAAGACAGAAGTAGGGGGATTTTATATGCGAGAACGTGTATTCTCGACGTTCCAGGGAAGTTTTTTGCCGAAACCTCACTTATTTACCCTTGCACAGAGTCTATTTTCCCCATTTTTGGCTCTGAATACATCATGACGGCCAAGGGATACTTTGGTGCTACTGATTTTCACCCTACAAACGGCGAACATGACTTTGTAAATGAGGTTTTTAGCTCTGAACCTGACAGAATAGTAGAGAATTCTAAACACTATGACCTAGATACGTACTTTTCTGGTAAACTTTGGCACAAAAAGGACAAAGAAAACTTCTATAACGACTATGTAACAGATTGTAAAAGGCGCGTATCGGCTTATATCGCCGCTTTGTCTGGTATGCCCGTGTCCACAGCCCCAAATCCCGACCGATTTTCCGGTTTTGACCGGTATATGGCCGATAACGATCCGGCCCATGGTATACTGAAGTCGTACTTCGGGCCGGGTTTTGCAAATGAGTACATTAGAGGGTTCCTCTTCCCGCATTATACGACACCGTGTTAGCTCGGACGAGTACTTTGAAGTGAAATTGAACGAACTCGAGCTATATTCGAACCTAGACCCGTCATCTTACATAAATTTGTCCTTTAAAAAGAGAAGTTTTCTAGAATTCTCTAGCTCTTTGTTGTTTGTTAAGATAAAAAACAGTGATATGATAGAAATACTCAAAAAAGTAGAGAAATGTGTGGCTTCTTCGGGGGAAGATATGGAATATAAATTAAAAAGAATGTTTGAAGAGGGAAATAAGAAGAGATGGTTGGGGATTAAGCCCGGGACAGTAAGGATATTCTCAAACGAGCTCATATGCTACTATACTGGCAAAAATTGGAGGAAATTTAAGACAAAGTGACCGTATTACTGTGCCCCGGGCGAAGTACGAGGACTCATGGTCAATTTTTGTCCGATTTTGGCTCTCTTTCTGAGATGAATATCCTTACCCTCGACGTGGGATCAGGAGATTTACCCTATGCGAGTGGATCGGACAACTTGATCTTCTGCTCTACCGAGAGATACCACCTTGAGCTGCATAAGTTTCTAACTGTACCTCCCGCTTTTGGATATATAAAGGATATGTGGGAAAATACCTTCGATAATGGTTTAGACTGGAAAACAAGATGTTCTTGGTTATCATCATATAATAATTATTCTCGTCCCAAGCAGTTAAATACTTGGGAAGACATGTCTAGGTACTATTGTATATTAGCAATGAGCAGTTTTAATGTTCATTATGATAAATGGAAGGTTATTGGCGAGCACAATCCAACTACTCCGGATTACGAAGCCATAAAGTCCTGGTCTGACCTCCATAAGGATAAGAACATTAAGTACAGGAAGCGGAGTATTTACAATTTTCCCACCTCAGACCTGGGAGACAATTCTGTCATATATTTTCATATCCCGAGTCAATTCGCATCGTATGGCTGCGGCTACTTTTGGACAAAAAAGAAATTCGAACACCTTTTAAAAGATTTAACCGAGCTCGCACAGATGGGCTATAAAATCTGTGTAAGTTCGCTCTATGAAAAGTGGGGCAGAAAGACGTCAGAGCTAACAGACCAATTCGATGGCAGTTTGTTCCGTCCGCACTACTACTCCTACAAAAAGGTGAAAGCAAGTAGGTATCCTTCGGTTACTGAAGTCTACTTAGCTGCTAATCTTGAACCCAACACTTAGCATGGGACATCATGTCCTGTTAAATCTATACGACTGCGCTAATGTCGGGCGTCTCAGGACCGTTAAAGAGTTCAGGGACCACATCTGCCTCGTACTGGCTGCCTCGGGGGCCGAGGTGGTCGATACCATGGAGTATCAGTTTCAGCCACAAGGATACACCTTAATCTCTCTCCTCACCACTTCACATTTCTCTGTCCACACCTGGCCAGAGTACCAGAGCGCGGCTGTGGACATCTTTACCTGCGGCGATGTGGATACCGACAACATCGTATCCTCCTTGATCGAGTTTTTCTCCGCCAGCCGCACAACCTGCCAAGATGTGCTAAGATGACGATGGCAATACACCATCACTTCCATGGACAAAGAAGAAATCGAGTTCTACTCTGTCGAATACTGGCAGGAAAACTGGGACGAGCTCTTTGATAGGGTTGAGCAGGGAGAAGTTGTTGGGATTTACGACGAGGACTCCGGGCACAGAGCAGTGATGGTACCTGTGGGGGCATAGTTCAATGGCAGAACAGGTCTGGGTTCGAATCACAGTGTCCCTATCCACTGTTGAAAGCTAATTGTAATTACCTTTTGTTCTAATGGAACCTACGTTCATCATCTACCACTGCTCCAAGAAAAAACAACAGGAGAAGAAAAAGAAAGAATACGTGCATTCTCTAAAATCGTTGAAAGGATAGTAAGAAGATTTTAAATCTTAGCTAACCCTACCCCTTACCGCTATGCCCTCACCCGAATCAGTAGAACTCTGGAACTCACGCCTAGCCCTACTAGGCCTCATCGCAGCTCTCGGTGCATATGCCGTCACTGGCCAGGTAATTCCGGGCCTTTGGTAGTTGAAAGCTAATTGGAAATACTTTTTCAATTAGATCTCACCATGTCTGTTTTTGGTTCTCAAGAGGTACCCTTTAAGACAAGGGTATCTCTTCTCGAAGAGAGATTATCTGCTTACGACGAGGTAAGCAAGCAAATGCTCACTAAGCTAGAGCAGGCTGTAGAAAAGATATCAGAGTCTAACAACAATATCTCTCAGATTCTGATCAGACATGACGAGAGGATTGAAAAAGCTGCTGAAGACAGCAGTGATTCACTGAGAACTATTGAAAAGACTAAGACAGAGCTTAAGGGAGAGATTAAAGCTCTTTCGGATAACTTCAGTCGAACCAACAGATTTATCTGGATGGGACTAGGTATGGCCGCCCTGAGCTCAGTGCTACTGAGTCAGATAGAACTTGCTGACTTTTTCTTTTACCCCCCCTCCCGAGCACCCTATCAGTACGAGCATGCGTGGCCGAATCGTAACTTCTAACAATAAGCTGTATCGTGTGCTACACATAATCGCCGACTTTCCCGGTCACTACGCAATATGGTGGGCTCAAGATATTTGCGGTCAAAACTCGTTTACCGTACTAAGCTCTACTCAGTGCACATTGTACTAATTCTCATGCTACGCATTCTCAAAACCTTGTTCTGCCCCGATCACTGTCCTACAATGGCATTTAAGAAGTACTTAGAGGAAAATCCGTGGGCTCCGGAAGCGAGAATGTACGAGGTGTGACTGAAGGTCCTTATGCCTTTGTAGGAGACCTGCACGGCAGGTACAGGCTCCTGCAAGGCATTTTGGACAGAGACAAGAACAAGAAGTATCACCACGTTTTATTGGGAGACATACTACACCACAAACCGTTTTTCAAAAGACATAAGCCCAGCTCTCCTCTTAAAATCCTTCGAATGGTATCAAACCTTATAGAAGGAGGAAGAGGGACTCTTATACTGGGAAATAACGAAAATTATGTGTTAAAGAGTCTCATAATGCCAGAGAAAAAGATAAAGAAAAAAGAGCTACTCCATACCCTGGAGTGCTTAAAATCCCTAGAGATGTCGGAAAGACTACACTACATTTCTATGCTCTCCAGCGCACCTCTTAGTCTCGAACTTCCCGGCAACTTTAGGCTCGCTCATGCCTACTACCCCCACAGCGGGCAAAATGTAACAAGGGATACAGTTATCTTTGGTCCGGGTTACTCCTGGTACAGGGATGAGGACTTATCAAAACACATGATTCATCCGGCATACCAGTATTTCTTCGGGCACTACGGGATACCATACCACCACAGGAATGTCCACATCTTAGATGGGACTAATCTCGAGACCACATCGGTGTACTACAGCGATCGGGACGAGACTGTGATATACTACTAACTTGGGTCTCTATGGGTCTTCATGGGTCATCTTAATCCCCTCGGATACTCCGTCCTCAGTCCTGAGATGACTAAGACGGTGTTCGGCAAAGAAGCTGTGGAATCCTATTGCCTGGACCGGTCAGAGGTAAACCCTATCATCGATGAGATGGAGAAGTTTGGGGTAGAATTCCCCATCAAAAATCCTAAGTCTTTTACAGAACTCCCCGACTTTTACCTACCCGGTCTCGAAGACTCGAACGTATCAAGGCATTTTGACAAGATAAGCAAGGATCTGTTGCGCGATAAAGTAAAAACTCTCCGCAACTTTGCTGATACCGATACTCTAGATATACCTGACCCTTCAGATATAGTGTACGAATCTGGATGGGTACGCTATACCTGGTGCGATGAACTCTGCGAATGGCACGTAGATGTCAGGGGCGACAAAGGCCTGAGCGGCGTCGACATTGCTATTTTTGACTGCGAAACCTTCGTAAAGGGGACTGACTTCGGGCACCCGATTCTCGCTACTGCATTCTCTCCCGGATCTTACTGGATCTGGATGCACGAGTCTTTTGTTGACCCTGAGATACCCTATGTCCCACAACTCGTACCCCTTGGTACTACTAATTCCATTCTAATCGCCCACAATGTGGGGTTTGATAGGCAGAGGACGGAGGAGGCTTACTACCTAGAGCACGATCCGTTTAATCCCAGCAAACCCTTCGGAAACCTTTGGTTCGACACATTGTCCGCCCATATCAATGTCTCCGGACTAGCTTCCGATCAGAGATTCTGGTTTAGACAGAGTGCGGATATGAACAGGTTTGAGAGTAAAACTCCCCCTAAGTGGGCGGATAAAGGGTCTATGAACAATCTGGTCGATGCTTATAACTTTCACTGCTGTCCCGTAGTCAGGATGGAGAAAGAATCTAAGAAGACCCGGAACCTCTTCGTTGTAGCCGACTCGATGTCGGATTTTGTCCCCGACAGAGAAGAACTCGTCTCTTACGCCTTAAGAGATGTGAAAGTCACCCATGAGCTGTATTCCATCCTCATCGTCAAATATCTCCAATCAAATCCGTCTCTGACGACTCTCTACGGGCATTTTGCTCAGACATCTTCGATTCTCCCGGTAACTCCGGGTTGGAAGGATTGGGTCGAGGGATGTGAAAAGATCTGGTCCGAGTCTGTAGACAGGCAAGACGAACTCCTTAGTGGCTTGGCAGAGCAGTTACTTGAAGACTGGAAGAACGACGCAATTGACGTGGAATCTGATCCTTGGCTCTCTCAGCTAGATTGGGAGGCTAATTTTTCTCTGAAAAAGAACGGACAGCCTAAGTCGGTCTGGTACGGGATTCCCATGTGGTACAGAAAAAATGCCAAGAACGACAGGGAGTTGGGAAAAATCGTCCTCGAGCCTATCACCACAAAAAGTAGGCTTAGCCACATCTTGTTGAGATTGAAGTGGAACGGACAACCCATGGTCTATGATAGCTCTAAGGGCTGGACTTATCTCGATGTTGAAAAGTTCGAGTATGTGCGAGTTCCCCATCCCAACGGAGAAGGACTTAACGTAGGGGGAGTTCTTAGTAAAGATTACATTGACGATTTCGAATCAGGCGTGTTATCTAGCGATCTGCCTCAGGCTCAAGAGCTAATCCAGTTGGCCGTCAAGGTGTCTTACTGGACCTCTGTCCGTAGCAGGGTGAAAGAGCAGTTGCCACTGCCTTCTCTAGACTCCGATCTGACCGTAGTGGTCCCTCAGACCATCCCTCACAATACCGCTACTAACCGGGCTGGTGAACACCTCTGGCTCACAGTGCCCGATCCTAAGCCGGACAAGATTGGTACTGAGGTGAAGACTAGGGTTCAAGTCAGTTCTCCCTGGACCTTTGTATCTTCCGACTATGACGGTCAAGAATCAGTAGTCGCTTCGATCTTTGCAGATTCGGAACACAAGATTGCTGGCAGTACGCAGTTCGGCCATAGCGTTCTTGCTGGATCGAAGGAAGACGGCACCGATATGCATACGATGACAGCGAAAACTATCGGTATCTCTAGGTCTATCGCTAAGGGGTGTAACTACGGCATGCTTTATGGTTCCGGCGTTAAAACTCTAGCCGCTACTATTAGGAAAGGAAATAAGACTATTAGTCTAAAAGATGCAGAGGAGATGGGAAAAACCCTAATTGAGAGGAAGAAGGGCAAGAAGGCCAGCGATTTCTCTGGCAATTTAATAGGTGGCAGCGACTCCTTTGCCTACAATGAAATGTCCAGGATCGCTAACTCGGAAATTCCCAGAAACCCTTTAAGTGGCACCAGAATGTCTACTGCTTTCCGTCCTCAAAATGTTGGGAAAGATTTCTTCACTATGAGGAATAACTGGGTTATCCAGTCTACCGGAAGCGCGATGCTTCATGCCTTTTTGACTGCGATGGAGTACTTGACTCAGAGGTATGGTGTAAAAGCTAGGTTCTGCATGTCGGTTCATGACAGTGTTTTGTACATGTGCCGAGAATCTGACGCCGATGTCGTCGCCGCTCTGTATCAAGTCGCCCACCTCTGGTCTTGGGCATGGCTGCGGTACAACTACGGGATCTGCGAGATGCCACATGCCAATGCCTGGTTCAGTAGTATCGAGATCGATAAGATTTTTAGGAAGGCGGCTACGGCGAGTACGGTGACCGTCTCCCAGACTACCCCCGAGCCGGATGGCCGTGCCCATACGATCTCTAGCCTGGTTCCTGTGCAACTTGTCGCCGCGACACAGTGCGGCATCGCCTCGTATTATGGCAGAGGCGATGGATTTGCAGGCCAAATTACTGCTTCTGGGGAGGTTATGCGCCCCAGCAAGATGACTACGGCGCACAAGAGGTTGCCCATGGGCACCAGGGTCCGAGTCACCAATAGGAGGAGTAAAAAATCCGTGGTTGTAAGGGTCAATGATAGGGGACCTTATAGCGGCGGACGAATCCTTGATTTGTCCTACGGCGCATTCACCAGGATAGGTTCTCCTAGCTCCGGGCTAATCCCCGTCTGTTATACGATTCTCTAGTCAGATCTTGTTGATGACTGAGCTGAGCAGGTATCTTACCGTGTTGCAATCGGATAAGATGTCCTCGATTACATTGAGAACACCGTACTCAGCTTTTTCATCCGCCTTCTTGTGCAGTTTGTCCAAAGCATCGCATAGTTCTTCACACACCTTGAGGATTTCTTTGGCCAATTCACTACAATCGTCCCACTCAATCTCAGGAACACTATTAAAAATTTTAGCGGGAATTTCAACACCTTTACCCCTTGCCTGCTCGGCAAGTGCATCAATCTTTTCTTCTACCATTTCGTAGATTCTCATGAACAACAAATGGAAGGAGTAAAAATTCTCGCCCACTGAGTTCCAGTGAGCTAGCTGGGCTGCTCCGGCAAGATTGTATTGTGCTGTGAGAGCGTCGATAAATTCGGTTTCCATGGCGGGGAGGGGGTAGAAAAGGATTACGTGGCAGTATCCTCATTATATTTTCTATTCAAATCTTGTGTTATAACCTGATAAGCGCTTGTTTCCGCCTCGGTATTGGGTACGGTTCCTATGCTATTTCTCCACAGACCCATTTCGATGTTGAGTTTAAACCACGGAGGTATATCTTCCCTAGATTTTATACCCTCTCTATTACATTTCCACACATTAGTGAGAGTTCCAGTCACAACCTTGCTGTTGTCCACACTGCCATCAGTTCCAATAGCGGTGATGGGGACAAATTCGTAGGTGGCGTTGCCTGATCCCTCCTCGCCAGTACACTGAACGCTCAAGTTGTCCCCTGTAAGCCTTCCACACCTGTTGTCTTCCACTACATACTTCTGGACCTCTCCCTCTCCTATCGTCCGTCGCCATACAGCGAGGCCGGTCTGCCGACTCTCAGAGCCCGGAGTAACCAGGCACTTACGAATAGGAAGAAAATCACCCACTTCGATGGGATCGAATGCTGCGCAGGGCTGGGAGTAAAACCTACCGTCCGGTATCAACACTTCGATGGTATATGATTGCTCGTAGATAAACTGAGACGCCTCTTTTGTTACTTGAACAAAACGTTCTGGTCCTAATTCGAAACCGGTTTGAAACTCGAGACCTGGTATTTCAGGTACCCATCCTGTTATAGAATCTGCTAACAAATCGAGAATAGGAAGACAGAAAGAGTGTCCTTCCCTCTGTGCTTGCTTCTGTACAAGGGTAAGAGTATAGTTTAATGATCTCTTACGTATAGTAGGTATGTACGCCCCTTTATTGGGGTTATCTGTGTTTCCGTTTGTAAACGCGACGATTATCATTGCCCCTTCAGCCACTCGACCCGATTGGTCGAGTTCCTCTGCGAGCCTAAGGACCACGGCGCTTTGGCCAAGAGTCCCATGGACACGACGATAGAGCTGATTCTCGATCTCGAGGAGCATTAGGGTTATGTTAACGTCTTATTAGCTTTCAACGCATTCCATGAACTTTGAAACGTCGATAATTCTATCGATTCTCTTAACCTTGCTTCTGCTAGGTTTTCTTGCTATAGTGATAGGGTTCGTGATGGGGTTTTACGCCCTAAGACACCTTATTCTTCTCGCCATGTCTAACAAAATCACCTGGGAAAACACTTTAGACGACGCCTATCGCTGCTACGTCCTTATGCAGACGGACACCTATGGTTACCTACGCATGGAGCGTCTGGACAGCGGCGAGAGGGTTTTGGATCAGGAAGTCCCGGTCTCAAAGTACTTCAGGGAGCAAGATGTGTTAAGCTGGGGAGAAGCTTGTATGAGGAAGGCTAAGGAGATTGAAAATTGATAGTAGGGTTGAAGATCAAGTAAGAAGTGTTGCCCTGTCTTCTACGAGCAGAAGACGTGTAGGTTGCCTTCTCTTCCGCAAGAACCGCCTCGTTGTCAGCGCATCGAATATGGAGGGGAAAACACATCCCCTCCAGTCCCGCTTAGCGGATATGGCCGGTGAACCCTATCGCCGGTCTTTACACGCCGAGATAAGGGCGTTGTTAAGGGCAAAGGAATCTTGTGACACTCTTGTTGTTGGCAGACTAGATAAGTCTGGCAAATTCCGTCTCTCTAAGCCCTGCGCAGTGTGTCAACTTGCCATCAGCGAATCAAAGATTCGGAGTGTCTATTACTCTACTGACGATGGCTCTTGGGAGGCCTTAGAACTCCCCGCCTGATACGAAATCCAGGAGTTCCCAGAGTCCGGTGGTATAATTATACGCCATTATGTCTCCGGGCATAGGAGAACGAGTAAAGTTGATATCAGCAAGGTCGCGAAGACGTCTAGTCGCTTCGAGGTTGATGATATACTGCCTGAGTTCGCTGGCAGATTGCTTATAAGCCGTTGTATCGGGGAACACTCCAAAACTGCTATGTGTCAGCCCTTGGAGACCGCTTGTATTATAGCCACATTCCGTAGTTCCGTTACTCGGAATAACCACTACCGACCCCGATCCTCCCGGTAAACCGGGATTCAATGGGTCGTATCCGTATGTCTGGTTTTCATCTCCACTTAGCATTGTTCAATCCTCTTAATCGTGTCAGAAGCTGTCGGCTTCTTCTAGGCCGCCGGTAGTAATATCGCCGTCCGTATTCTCCACTACCAGGACATCCCCCTCCTCCGGTGTAGCCGCGTTCTGGGTATCAGTGAACGATGCGACGTCTCGGGTGGTTTCAAGCTCGTCGAAGAGTTTATTGACGGCCAGCGTGCTATCTCCGATCAGGGTGGGGTTCTGCCTATCCAGAGAACCACTGGGTTGTCTTGGAGTCACATTATCCGCCACCAGCGCTCCCTTACGAACATATGGCGACCACCTGTTGTTGGTGCCCCAGCGCTGCTCCCAGCGAGACAGAGATGCAGGAGTGAATGCCCGGTCGCGCTGCGTATTCGACATGGTCATTGCGCAGGCACCAGACCAATACCGATAAGCTTCTTGCCACTTAAGTCCGGCTGAAGGCGATGCTTTGCTCGACCAGAGGTCGAGTTGCTTCAGGGCCGCCTCTGCGGCGTCTACGACCTGTTGACGGGGCCTGAGGGTATCGAGGTACCACCGAGCCAGAGTCGCTTGCGTACGACGATAAGAGCCGGCAATGAGAAGTTTCCCCTGCGGCGGTGCAGTCTCGATGAAGTTGTTTACCAGTTGCGCGGCATCGTTAAGGGCTACCTGGATGCGCTGATGGTTGATGGTATTTGCGGTGGGGTCTTCGATGCGAGATAGCTCTAGGGCTTCGTTAAAGCCAAACACCTCAATGAAGTAGTCGACTGTAGCGGGGTCGCAGTTGTTAGCGACACCATATGCGTCAGGGGGCGGGGTGTATGGCATAAGCCGATGATACTTCTCCTATATAGCTTTCAACGCAGGGGAGGTGAAAGATATGGTAGGACGGTGAGAATAGGAGGCTTTTGGTATGAGCAACGCCGTTTCCGTTGATACGAACTTCGCGGTGTATGCGTATATGAGGAAAAATGGTACTCCGTATTATATTGGGAAGGGGAGGCCTGAGAGGCCCTATCAAAATAGTGGCAGATACTGTCGTACTCCTCCCAGAGAAAGAATTGTTTTACTTCACGAAAACTATGTCTGAAAGGATGAGTGGAGATAATAATCCGATGCATGGAAAGTCTGGTGAGCTATCTCCAAATTTTGGTAAAACTTTTTCAGAGGAGCACAGGAGAAAAATTTCAGAATCTTTGAGCGGAGAGAATCACCCTAATTACGGAAAACCATTAAAAAACAGTACTAAGCAAAAGTTGTCTGAGAGAATGTCAGGTGAAAATCATCCACAATATGGTAAACGGGGAGAGTTATCTCCTAATTATGGAAGAAAGCATACTGAGGAGTCTAAAGCAAAAATATCTGAATCTAGAGTGGGAGAAAAACATCACAACTATAAGCCTAGAGATTGGTTTCACCCTAAACATGGAAAAATTACAGGTATATCTGGATCCGACTTAGTAAAAAATGTTTCCTGAAGAAAAATTAAGCAAAAGTGCTCTTTCTCAGGTAGCTTTAGGAAATGTAAAACAACACAAGGGGTGAACTGCATCAGAGTAAAAAAAAGCCCGCTATTTGGCGGGCAAAGTTATAACTTTAGGGTTATATTTATCAGGCAGAGCCTACTGGATTGAGGAACACTGCACCTGCACCTGCTCTACCTGTCTCGCCCAAACCAACTAGTTGGAATTCACGTTCGACCAGAATGTCTCCGGTGAAGGTTCTCCGATCCATGTTGAATCTTTCAGGCGTGCTCACAGGGAATCCGCTGAGCTGATAGGTATAAGCAAAGGCCGGATTACCATAGTTGGCATCAAGAGCCGGGGTAAATCCGTCGGTAGCAGAGGAAGGATGATAGAAGAGAATAGCTACGTTATCGTAGATATTTTCTAGACCACCAGTTTCCTGATTGAGCTTAAGACGACGTGCAACACGAATCTCGTCGAGGCCGAAAATCTCGGCCAATGAGCGTTCGTTGATTAGCACACCGCGCTGCATGAAGTCACGAATGCGCTTATTACGCTTGAGGGCGTTAAAGGCATCGGGGCTCAATACCATCTTGTTGGGGTACACAGAGCACTGGGAGCGAACTTGCTCCCTCATGTCATCAATAAGTACCTCAATGTCAGAAGTGGGGCTGTTGAACTGATCAGCACCAGAGTTATAAGTAGCAAGGTCGAGAACGTTACCAGATTCGTACTGGGTAATGTCCTGTACCCTCTCAGCCACATATACTTCGAACGACTGCATTAGGCGGTTTGCGGCATCTTTAGCGGCATAAGCGCGAAGGTCGATAGCAGCAGCACCATTTTTAGCTTCAGCAGCAACTTCCTCAGCAATCTCCCAGCTAATAGCTTCTTGGCGAAGCGAGAAGCTCCGAGTTCCGAAATCGTTTTGAATCTTCTGAATATTGGTACCAGGGGCGCGCAGGAATGACTGCGCAGCGAAGGCCTCTTTACCGAAGGTAAGAGTCCTCCCGGCGCGTACGTTTAGACTAACGGATGGCGCAAAGAAAGTAGCAACACCATCTGCATTTTTATACCCTTGCGCAATCTGCGTAAGGATAGGGTCCACTACACGGACTTGATCTAGATTCATCATAGTTAATTACGCTCCAGCTTCGTTACCAAGCTTCACCCGAATAAACTGACCGGCACCAGCAGTGCCAATCACGTCCATCGCACGGCCAAGCACAACTGCAGCACCAGAGGTGCTGCTAGCTTTACCAGTCGCATCAGCGTACACAGCGTCGTCTACGGCGAAAGTCGAACCAGAGTCAACTTCGGCAATAGCGATGCCGGTGGTCACGATGCTCAGTAGGTTTTGATAAGCAAAAACCTCTCCTTTGCGCGGAGTGGTGCTCGGATTGCTCTCACCCTCATACGTACCGGGCCAGATGTAGGCGGTAGCGCCAGAGATCGCGTTAGCGGGCGCAGGCAGCACGGTGGCAGCGGTATCGCTAGTCCGGGTCATAACCCGAAATAGTTGCGCACCAATCTTGATGGTGTCGCCGACGTTGAGTTCAGGGTCAAAGTTGGTAGTGGTACCCGTCACAACACCACTGGTGTTGATGGCCAGAGTACCGGTAAGAGCGGTCATAGACGCGTCTTCTACCTGATAACCCTTGTCGGTCAGTTCGCCCTGACCGTACAGCTTATAAACATTAATCCCGGCGGCGTATTCGCCAGCACCAGGATAAGCGCCACTTCTCTTGACGAAGCGGCAGCGCTCGATGCCATTAGTAAGTGCAGTAGCGTCGGTCACAGTGACCGTCTCTACATACTTATGGTCGAACGACATATAACGAGGATCAGTCGCCATTTTGCCTCCTATATTATCGGTTGTTGTTAATGATCCGTTGAAGCGTTTCCTTTATATGTAACCAGAACAGAAAGCTAGGCTTTCTGCCGGGGCGGTAAGCCGCCCCGTTGTTACAAGGAACTATTTCACTCGCTAAGTTCTTCTAAAACGAGTTTAATTGCAGACATGTAGTCAGACGCCTTGCCTGACTCAGCGTATTCCACAGCCTTAGCGTGGATGTCTGCATTACGCTGATCGTAGACGTAGCCTTCAGCGCTGGGACGAGGGGCCTTAGCCTTTTTACTCGGTGCAGAAGCCGGGGTAGCCACTTCGTTAAAGCTAACCATCGCAGGAAGGTTTTCCAGCATGGACTTCATAAACTCGAACTGAGTCGCTTTACCAGCTTCGCTGAAGTTCACATTGTTCTTGGGATTCAGAGTCTCCATGAACCGAGAAAGGTCGGAGATGGGGACGATCTGTTCGGTTAACTTACCTTCACTGTACAGATCTTCGCAGAAATCAGTGATTTCTTTTTGCCTCATAGCCCGACGCTGTGCGGCCAATTCTTCTTCCAGTTCAGCTACTTTGATAGAGAGGGGGTCCGGAGACTGCGTCTCCGAGAAGTCGGTGGTCTCAGAGTCAGATGTCTCTGAGTAGCCGGGCATCATGCCCTCACCCATCTCCTGTGAGCCCTGTGCGAGCTGGTAGAGAGCCATGATGAGTTGCTCTTCGGTGTACTGAGATGCCAGCTCTGAAGCTACCTTCTCATCGTCGTCACCGGACATATCTTCGACCTCGGCTTCGCCTTCGGCGGCAGGGGCCATCTCTTCCTCGGCTTCGCCTTCGCCTTCCATACCGTCAGGACCAGCGCCTTCTTCGTCTACAGGAGGGGCGGTACCGGCGTCCTCATCGCCCATCTCCTCGCCATCGGGACCCTCAACCATAGAGAGTGAAGCCATCCCTTCCTGCTCATTGCGCATGAGGCTGGGGTCAGCCATTCCCGGTGTCGGAGCCTCAGGAGCCATCTGATCCGCGTACTCCATATCATACGGAGCAGGCGAACCGGTCTCCTGTACCGGCTCTCCTTCTTCATCTGTAGCCCTCATGCCATTAATGTTGACATTGATAGTCATACCCCGACCGTCGGCATGATCGACAACCTGTTGTTGAGTTTCTTCAGCGGGGGCTTCGGTTTTTCTTTTAGCCATAGTAGGTAAAGTTTCTTGAAATGAAATAGAAGACTCCGTTGGAGTTATTGTAATCGAGCCTTCGGTTGGGTTTTCGGCAAAGGCCGTGAGACCTTTTACCGCAGGGATTGACACAAGGCCGAGATGGCGAAGTGCTAATTGTCCCGGCGACGGATTAGTATCCGCGTCGGGGAGATAGAAAGAGCTACTTACTTTCTTAAAGACACCGTCACGGATCAGTCTTTCTGCCTTCGGGGTAAGTTCTACCTTACCCCAGAGAGATTTACCTTTCCGCCACACCTCTCGTACCCAGCCTAGGGCCGGGGTACCATCGTCCTGATCGTGGCCGATGATCAGCGGTGCTTCGTGACTGTCTGGGTTGTAGCTAGATACAACCTGATCCAGATCGCCCTCTTCGAACACCATTTTCTGTCCGCTAGAGCTGATCTGTGGTCCTGAACGAAATAGCTCGATGTAAACAGTCCGTTTGGGCTGTTGTTCAGTGATCGGCTTATCACCGTTCAGGACTACTTCTTCGCTGTACCGCTGTCTTCTGGCCATTTAATCAGAGGGTTTCCCTTACGTTAAGGTTGGTAGCATTAAGGAACGAAGTAAATCTTTCTTCATTCCTACTAAAGCTATCACTTAGCAGGGATACTTGTCCAACTGGAGTGCGGACAATAGTTACTGCCAGACGCTCTAGGGTTGGAGAAGTGGCAACGTAGGCATCCATTCTCACCGTACCCTGCTCGAGTAGAGCGGCATCGTTGTTGGATGTATCACATACGACGAGGTAAGCCTGTTCCGGACGGTTACCGAATAGGGCGCCCTGACGGTAGAACTGGTTAAGGACCTGAGTAGCGATAGACTTAACTCTAGAGAAAACAGTATTACTACTGTCAATAGATTCGAACAGAACGTCGTCGAAGCTACGGTTCATGATATCGATTAGGACGTTCAGGATCACCCTGGTATTCGTAAACCGGAACAGCGGGCTGCTGGACAGAGTCCGTGCACCCCAGACCACAATGCCACGGTTGGGCAGCGATCTGATCGGGTTTAGGCCGAGAGCGTAAGTAACTTCCTGCTGCTGCGCACTAATGGTGAACTTCAGGCCCGTCACACCGCGTAGCGGATATCTCGATCCGGCGGGCGGCTGCTGGAATCCCTCATTAATGTAGCGACCGCAGGCAGTGCCAGCGACAAATGAGCTGGGAGGGACGAAACGATCGTCCAGATTCTTCACATACGGTGCGTAGAAGGAAGCGTGGCCGTAGAACGAACCAACAGTCTGCTTAATAGTGTTCAGTTCGTCCTGAGCTTGGGAGAGGTTTTCCACATCACCGCCACAATCGATCAGGGCGACGTGCTGGGTGTTAGTAATCCCTTCAGTCGTACCGAACCGGCCTTCGGCCGCAGCGACTAGGGTCTGAGTCACCTTAAGTCTCTCAGCTACCGCTTCGCTACGGGAGGCCAGGTCGGAACTGGCAGAGTAGGTCAGGGTCGCATAAGCTTCTGGCGCCATTAGGAAGCCAGGAGCGTAGTATTCATCTCCCATTCCTTTCTCGATGGCATAGACAAAGTCTTGGGCCCGAGCAGGGGAAGTAAGCTTGTAGGATTCATAAGCAATGTCTTCAGACTCGGAGGTCAGCTTGACCACGTTGCTGTCGATAAGACCCTGGCGATTAGTACCGGGCAGCACGGGACTTACTAGGCCGTTCTTCGCAGTGATGCGGATCCGCAGGACATAGTCGAAGGATGAGAAGCCATTGGCCAGGGATTTTTCCAGCTTAGCTGAAGTCCCTGCAGCGACAGTCACATCTGCCGGAGTTACCGTAGCGCTGGTATCATCGGCAATGGCGGTAACAGTGAATCGGGTTCCGTTGGCTACGAATTTATATCCAACACCGAGCTCTTGTGTGAACAACGTGCTCGTACCGGTCACCGCACCTGCACTGATTGCCAACGTGCCAGTGAGATCGATGTCTTCGAGGTCAGAACGGATAAACGGTGTTCCTGCTTCGCTGAGGACGTTGCTTACAACATAGCCGTTATTCGGCGCGTAGTTAGTTCCGCTGTAGTTAGCATCGACAGTGGCCGACTCTACCGTGTAGTATTTATCAAGTTCTTTTTCAGCGAGGATCGAGATCAGTTCGTCCCGTAGGCTATTTGTCAACTCGTCAGGCGTCGCGCCATTGACTATGATGGCACGATTCTCACCCGCAACGGAGACGTAAAATACCTGGACCGAGTCGGGGACATAGCCGGTTCTAGTAAGGCCGTCAGCGCTGATGGTTCCCGTGGGGACGTTGGACTCTTTAACAAACGAAGTAGTCCCCAAATCGTAACGCCAATACGCCGCGTCGGAATCTGCCCACTTGTCGCCAGCACCTACGCCGGAGCTATAATCTTTCGAGACAGCCACAAGCTTGTCATCCACATAGGTGATGGACTTGGAATCTAGATAAGCCTTCAGAATATCTGACTGGTCAGTGTCCGGGTCATAGGTACCCGCTGACGCGGCATTAGCAGCGGCGATGAACAGGCTGACAGCCGAGCCATCGACGTAGAGAATAGGCTCGCCAGTAGCAATCTCCCTACTGTTGCAGCGGAAGCTGATATCTTTTACCGAGGTGTAAAGCCGTACTACACCGGCAGTATTGATATCCACAGGAGATGCATATCCGGTGTCGCTGAAGTTATACGCGACAAACCGATCGACCTGAGGGAGGTAGCTATTGTCACGCGAAAAGATGCGGAACTTACCCTGCGTCGCCTCGGTCGCTGTTTGTTCTACGGCGTAGAAGTCAGAGAAGCCGTCAGAGTCGGCAGAGGAGAGATAGTTAAAGAGGTCGCGGGCATTATCGAGCTGATCGATTCCCGTAGTAGTAATAACCTTAATCTCATCACCGTCTGCATCGGGTACGTTGATAGGGGTACCGAAGTAACGACCGTTAACCTTAATAGCGAACGCATTATATCCCGCTCCCGCAGAGCTTGCGCTAATATCGATGACGGTCTCGGGAGTCGGAGTTACACGGGTAAAATATAGAATGCCATTTACACCTACGTTATCGAAAAACCCTTTTACCGAATCGTAAGTTGTCAACGCACCGACACTGGTGTTAGGGGCCGAGCCGCCGATCTTGCGAAGAAAATCATCGGCCGATGCGACCTGAGTCGGTGTGTATGGTAAAAATTCTGAATAAACCCTGTCACTATCACTACCATAGTATTCGTCGGCCGGCGTAGTACCGAACAAATATCCTACAGCGTGACTAGCAAGAGGCTGTGGAAGTCCACCCGTCGCGGCTTGGGAAATAAAAACCCCGGGACGATTCAGTGAACTCACATTAGTTGTGATGGAAGTAGCCAAGGAAAACTCTCCATATGCGATAGTCCTTTCAATAAGCTTTCAACTAGAAAATATTAGAATTTACACGGCACCCGCCGAAGTGTACTGATCATACAATCTCGTCATGATCCAATCCGAGCACAGATCTCTGCCACACTTCGAATTTCCCATCATTCTTATAGTCCTACGCAGGAGTTTATTAAAATCTTCCGGATCGATGACATGGGAGATAAGCTTTACAAATCTTTTCAACTCCTCATGGTCCCGGTTCAGGGAAATTTCATACAAAACTACCATGTATTTTAATACATCGCGAGTATCGATCTCATTGCTGAAGTGTTTAAGGTGTGGTTCCGGCATCACTGTTCCCTATCTGGTCCATTGCATCTTTGTGTATCTTGCATAAAACGACAAACTTTGACATCGGTACTGACTCCATGGCTATTAAATTCTCAAAGGACCCGTTCTGCACTGAGTAGCACTGACGTAGCCAAATTTCCTTCGACATATAGTTACACAGTATGTGTTCTCTGACCTCGGAATAAAGAGATTTTATAGACCGAGGAAGGAAACGAGAGAAATTGACAGACTCATTAGTACAGAGGTAAGAGAGTATCTCGGTGACCTGTTGACCAGAGATAACTTCCTCCTCGTCTTCTGTAAATATCATGTCAAAATACTCAAGGTCGCCGCCTTTCATATCGCGAAATGACACGCAACGGCCGGAGGAATCGTAGCACGATATGGTGTAGTCAGAATTTCTCTTAGTCGTTACTTTTCATATCAGAGGTTTCATCCCCCCCCTTAAGCAGAGGACCCATAGCCTCCCCTAGTTTCTTGATCTGCTTGCCCCTGAGCCTCTTGGCATCCTTTAAGGTGAGTTTACGACCACCGCTGTCGGGACTGTGTAAGATACAAATGATCTTGAGCGTCGCTTCGATATCATCGAGCGATTCGTCAGAGGAGATCTCTTCAATCGCGATCAGCTCGTCGGCACTTGGTTCTTTGAGGGAGAGAAATTTACCAGGGTAAATCTCTACAGTGACGATCTCCGGATCTCCGAAGTCGAATTCATCGGGGGAGTTTTTGGCCAGAGACTCCAGCTCTCTAGTCGATTTAGATGTTAGTGGCATACTGGTTATACAATCACGTACTATTAACTTTCAACGGTTTTTTGCCATTTTGCGTTGAAAGCAGGGTAAAGAAAACGCGGAGGCGCCGGGGGGGGGGGGGGGGCGGCGCGGCGAGTGTGGGATTACCGGTCTCGGTGAAACTCAAGCTAGTGCGCTTACGCGACAGATGCTCAGGCAACCCGAATACCTGTTGCGCAGCAACAGGGTAAACCCGGGGCCGTCACGAAATCTCCGCGCTCGCGCTGCTGATTCAGTGTCTCAAGAGCCCCATACACCCTGTAACGAAGAAATCTGGGGTTGGCAGCAGTGGACGCAGACTGAGGAGTACCTCACATCTTCCGATGTATCCAGTAATTTACTCGAAGAGTCTACGGACTCTTCGGGGGGGTAAGTTATCGGGGACAACTGGCCTTAGTTACGATAGTACATCGAGTACTGTCTCTATATCCCTAAACGGCGCAGTATTTAACCTAAACACCCTACTTAAAGGTCTCGCTGAAGCCGAATCTATTAGGGTTCAGGGAAGTTATAGTATAGGAGTACCTGGAACCGTACCCTTCGGTGTCGGGCCTGTGACATCTACGATCAGATCTGGTAGTTTCTGTTGAAAGCTAGACAGTAGAAACTTTAACTGTCATGGAAATTAGGTACTACAAGGCGTTGCCAGAACACCTCGGTCCTGCCGTTCAACCCCCAGATTCTGACGAGGAGGGAAACCCTCTAATCGCTGCGGTCTGCCTAGAGCGGACCGAAGACCCTGATGCCAACAATCACACAGGGTATGATTACTGGGGAGCGTATACGGAGGAGTCTTCTCTTCTCGATGATTGGGAGGAGTCTAATAGTATCCTGGTGAGGATAAGTTACACCGAGCTACCCAACCCCGTAACCTCTTTTCCATATCCTTTCTACGAAACATCACACTCTCCTATTCGTGCCCGCGACGACCAGGGCAGGTATATCGCCGACGACCCGACTACGCCCGATGTCAATGAGGCGTGGATTTGAACACAGAATTAACCATGTCAACTATTATCTCTCCACTTCTCAAGGTTAAAGAACGCATCATTGGGCCGTCAGGAATTTACGGCATCGACAATGTGTGGTACGGCTACATCGATGAGTTCAAGTATACGGTAGGCTTGGCCGGCCTCAGGGGGTTCGGT